CATTGGTCTATTCGCAGGGCTAACAGTTGCTGAATTGATGAAGGATGTTAATCCCATAGAAAAGATAGCTATCTATGATGGGTATATAGTGCGGTACAATTATCCTCACTATTATAGATATAGAAACGATAGCAGAATGATATATGGTTACAGACCTTTAGAAGTTCGCCAATATACGCCAGTTAGAAGTGGTGGTGGCGGTAAAGAGGTTAGTGGCACTACCCACACAGGAACTGTGAGAAAAGATTTACCAGAGAGAAAGAAATCTTGGGGGAATAAGTATTAATGTTAGAATTTGCAATTATCCTTTTTTGGACTACCCTTTTGATAGGGTCGGCTACATTAATCGCTAACCATTATGATAAAAATGGATAAAGCGGATAATAAGTGGAGGACAGGGGTTAACTCCAGATTGGAAGAGCTTACAATATTGGGCGCAAAGCAAAATAGTGACATTCATTATATTAAAGATACTGTAGATGAAATTAAAGTTTTAGTAAGGGAACAGAATGGTAGGGTTCGTTTGTTGGAACAGCAAACTACGGCGATTAAAGCTGTCGGTTCGTTAATAGCTGTTGTATTTTCCGGCTTCATTGGGTGGCTTTTTAAGATAAACTGAAAGGGATGTCATGGCAGATTGGATAGTAGTTAATTGGGAGTGGGTTCTTTTAGGATTCATGGTTTGCGAAAAGTTAGTTAAGATTTCTCCGACAAAGGCAGATGATATATTGCTAGATGTTGTGTGGGGTGGAATTAAGAAGCTAGTGAAGAAGGATTAGACATGCTTAAAAAACTTATTAGGTCGTTAGTCCGAAAACATGGAATGAAGGGGCTTTTAATAAAAGTTGGAGACTGGGCAGTCGCCAGTTCCCCCGGTAAGGACGACGATAAGGTTTGGAATGATGTAGTAAAGCCGTTTATAAAAGGAAACTTTTAGATATAAACAATGTCTAATCGCCTCAACAGGTGGGGGGCTAAAGAAAGAATACGGGCTGGCGACCTTCTATCGGAGGGGTATTCTTATGAAGCTACCGCAAAAATACTTACTGACGAATTTGGCTACGTTAGGACAAAGGGGCAAGTTCGCTCTCAGTGTAGGATGGGACATGTAGATATTGTAAGGCCGGAGGGTCTTCCCATGATTTCAATATCAAACGTTGATTACATGTTTGAGCGCGAAAATCAGGAGGAGGCAAGACCAATAGAGGAGCTTCTCGCTGAGCGCGTAAGAAAATACTCAGTAAAAAAGACGAACAACGAGTACAGGCGTTTAATAAATATAAAGATAAAAATTGATGGGCCAATCGCCATAGCCCACTTCGGAGACCCTCACGTAGATGATGATGGGACTGATTTGTCTCAACTATTTCGAGATGCTAATACCGTCAACAATACCGAGGGCATGTTTGCTGGCAATGTTGGTGATATGCAAAATAACTGGGTTGGTCGGCTTACACATTTATGGTCTGCCCAAAGCACAAGTGCAAAAGAAGCTTGGAAACTCACAGAGTATTTCGTGAATAGCGTTCGTTGGCTCTATTTGATAGCAGGGAACCACGATTGTTGGAGTGGTAATGGTGACCCGCTAGAATGGATAATGCGAGGACAGGGTGGCGTTTTTGAAAAACACGGTGCGAGAATAAATTTAATTTTTCCTAATAAGCGGGAAGTCAGAATAAACTCTAGACATAATTTCCAAGGACACAGTATGTGGAACACGGCTCATGGCGTAGCTAAAGCAGTACAAACGGGCTGGCGCGACCACATTCTCACCTGCGGGCATACTCATGTTAGCGGGTATCAGGTTCTAAAAGACCCGTCGTCAGGGCTTATTAGCCACGCTATAAGATGTGCTAGTTATAAAATGTTCGATAGATATGCAGAAGAGAAGGGACTCCCAGACCAAAATGTATTTAATTGCCCTGTTACAATCATTGACCCAAGCTATGAAGATGACGATAACCGGCTTATTACAACGCTATTCGACCCTCAAGAGGGGGCAGAATATCTCACATGGAAGAGGAAAAAATATGCCAGTAATAAAACAACAAATTGAAACTCTAATACAGAGGGTTTTAGAAAAAGCTAAGTTGAGTAGCGAGCAAGCCGTTGAGCTGCTACTCCACACTGGTGCTGTCGAGAGCAATTACGGTGCTATAAAACAACACCCAAAGGGGCCAGCTACTTCATTTTGGCAGGTTGAGCCTTTTACGGCTTGTGATATTTGGAAAAATTACTTAGTTTACAGGACATCGCTTAGGACGAAAATCGTTAAAGCAAGCAATCTTCCTGAAAAATATATGGATGAGCTTCCGTCGATTGAAGACTGCGAAGAATTACTGCATACTAACTTGGCATTTGCAATATTAATGGCTAGATTGGTTTATCGAAGAATACCAAAGGCACTCCCAAACGTGGGCGACTTAAATGCTCAAGCTAAGTATTGGTTAAAATATTATAACGCAGGAGGAAAGGGGACGGAGTCTAAGTTTTTGTACGCTAATATGTAGTTATATATATCTATTTTATATTTTTTTATATTTTACTTGCTTTATATATCTAAATCGCCTTATACTCCACCATACACCTTTAAACAATGGGAGCATAATGCAAGAATTCTTAACACCAAAACAAGTATCTACCTTTCTTCAAGTTACGGAGGACACTGTTAGAAAATGGGCGCGACAGGGGAAAATAGAGGGAGTTGTAAAATTCGGTCATAAGACCGTGAGGATTCCTAGAGAATCTATTACAAAATTCCTCGAAAAGCACTCACACGGCCCATACAAGTACAAGTGAGGCCCCAAGCTGTAGCGACCCCCTATATATTATTAATCATTCTTGAACGCTAAGTGAAAGAATGATTAATAATAATAAAAGGGAGAATAAATGTGGCAAAAAGCAAATCGTATTTCAAAAAATATGGCATTCGCACTGCGCCTAGGCCTCGTAAGGGGTTTAAGTTCCTCGGCTCTTGCCCTGTTGGTACTCTATTCACAGTACCTAGCATTGGCTTGGAGGGGATATTATTATCGCCTAACGTTGGCAGTTGTCAAGTCCTTCTTAAAAATCGTCCAAAGATTACAAAAATGGGAGAAATTATCGGTCACGAAGACAAACGAACCACAATCGCATCGGAGACTCAAGTAATTGTTAATGGACAAGCTAACAATTCACACCTCGGACGAAAACGAAAGGCGAAGAGTAATAGAAAAGATAGTATCTCTGCTAGAAAGGATGACCGTCTCTTACGAATGGCAGGGAAAGAAAAAACCAAGCGAAGAAGAAAGCGGAAAGTGTCAAAACTGCGGTAAACCATCGGGGATAATGAATCCGTATTGTGAGGAGTGTCTTAGATTAAATATAGGAGAAGTTTATTATGGAGATTAATAGCCAAGAATTGGAAGAATTTGAGGGCGTTGAATTATCGGAAGACAATTCTGTCCGAGCAGACAGAATGCTTTGGAAAATTAGAAAGCTAGAAGAAGATATTTACTCCTACGAGGAGAAAAAATCAGAGACCAACGAGTTCTATGACCTGTTGATTGGTAAAAAGCAAGAACAAATCGACCACAGGAAGGCTCTTTTAAAAACGCACTTAGAAGGCACAGGGGAAAAGACCGCAAAATTTTCTAGCGGTGTTTTGAGAATGCGTAAAAGAGAGCGCATTAATTGGTCTAGCGACGATGAATTGTTACAGTTCAGTTACGCTAATAAAATTGATACAAAGATTACGGAAAAGCCTGTAAAGAAAAGCATTATAAAATATGCTAAAGAGACCGGAGATTTCCCAAGTGGGGTAACCGTCGAGTCTATTGAGGACTTTAGCTACACAACACACAAAGTAACAACGGAGGATTAAATGCCTGTAAAAATATATGGAAGAGAGTATAAAACCGTCGCTGAGAGACTTGACGAACTCTGTAAATCCGGAAAAGAATATTCATTAAACACGGAGATAATTAGTTGGGAGAACGGTATCATCATTATGAAAGCCACCCTTCAAATTGGTGAGAACACCTACACTGGGCATGCTTATGAGGTCGAGGGTTCTAGTCAGATTAATACGACTAGCGCCCTAGAAAACGCAGAGACTAGTTGTATCGGTAGAAGTTTAGCAAGTGCCGGAATGGGTGGAAGCGAGTTTGCTTCAGCAGATGAGCTAGCAAACGCGTTAGGACAGCAACACCATTCTAGCGCCAACGCAATAACTTCTGGCAACACCACATTTACTGGGTCAACTAAAGTCAGGTGGAGTGAAGAGAGTAGAACATCTAAAATAGCCTTTGGTAAGTACAAAGGAATGCGTTGGTCAGAGCTTTCTTTT